CGACCGATATACTTTTTTCCATTTACTTTATTGGTCACCTGATAGATATATGCCATGACGATTAATTAGCTTCTTAACTATTTATATAATTAAACATAAAAAAAGACCCCCCGAAGGAGGTCTTGATAATCTGATGAAGCCAAGGCCTACATAAGATTTTTGACCGCTACACGTCTGTAGTAACGGTTGGAGTTGACACGAAGGCGTCCGAGACCTTGGTCCAGACCTTCTGCAAATGGGTTTGCAACCAGGCCATAACGGGTCTTGAAGCCGATCTTTGGTTGGAAAGTATTTTCTCCAACTGCACGTACCATCTGGAGCGGTACGTATGGGCAATAGAACAGACCAGCGTCATAAGGTGAAGAACCCTTATAACCGACAACATAGTACTGGTTACCACCGTTAGTTGCAGCGTTAGCAGCTGACAGGTTAGCCGAATATGGGTCGATGTAGACGCGGAACTTACCGTTGATAGTACCAGCAAAGGTGTTGCCAGTGTCGTCAACGTTCAGGTTAGCGTTGAGTGCTGGGGTGTAGTCGAGAATACCAGCCATGGTCAGTGCGGAAGCAACGTCTGCGGAACACAGAACCATGTTGCCCTTGCCACGACGAGTTCTTTGAGCAATCGCGTTAGCGTCTCTCTCGATCTGGAACAGAAGACCCTTGAACTTCTCAACAGACCAACGACCGTTGGAGTCAACGTCGAGGTCGAATACACCAGCAGTTGCGGTGTTAGAAACTGCACCTTGCTCAGCAGTCTTGTAGATAGTTCTGATGACTTCACGGTTGATTTCAGCAAGAATCTCGGTTGAGAGAATGTTTGCCAACTCAGCCTCAGCATTCAGACCATGGATTGCCTTGAGGTCTTGTGCCAGTTCCAAGGAGTACTCAGCCTTGAGTGCTCTTGACTTAGCGGTTACAGTGACTTTCTCGATCGAGAATGCCATCTGGTTGAAGTGATCGCCAGTACCTGAACCCAGGTTCTCAGCGTCACCAGTTACCATACCCTGGCCTACGTTGTAGCCAGTAGAGGATGCAGTACCAACAGGGTTGAGTACTGAAGGGTTGGTACCAGACTGTGCGGTTGTACCCAGACCAGCATTGGCATCAGACATGCCTGCGGTGAGGTTGAAACCATCATCCTGACCAGAGAATGCGGTATCTACTTCGTTATAGAACGTCTCGTCGCCAGACTGGCTCTCGTAACGGGAACGCATTGCGAAGATCAGTCCAGTAGGACCGTTCATTGGCTGAACGCCTGCGAGGTCATATGCGACCAGGTTAGGCATTGCACGTCTGATCAATGAGATCAGAACAGGGTCGAAACCAGCGGTAGGACCAGCAGCAGCTGAATCAGCACCAAAACCACCTGATGCACCAGCTGCGTTTGCTGCGTTGGTTGGGGTTTCCATCAGGTTGATACCTGACTGGAATGCTTGCTCCTCACGGAGGAATTTTTCTTGGTTTTCGAGCAGGACTGCGGTTACAGCTCTTCTATGAGTATCCTTGATGGGATCAAGACCTTCATAGTCGAGAAGTGGGCTCCACTTTTCCTGCAGATGTTCGGATTGAAACATTTGCTTTTACCTAATAGTTGTTGTTTGAATGAATGTTAAATTCACTTTTTGAATGCACCCAGGCTTCTGAGATAAGCATCCATGGATGAACCATGTTGTACTGGTGTTGAATCAACACTCTCAGAAAGAGTTTCTGGTGCTTCAGACTTTGTAGCTGGAGTTCTGGAGAAGTATGACTCCTTCAGTACCTCAAGCTTTTCACGATATTCTTCTTCACTTTCAAACTCAACACTTTCAGCAAGTGAAGCGAGCTTCTCTTTCTGGGTCTCAGCAAGACCTTCAGAAACCATTGAAAGAACTACATCTGCAGTTGACTCGGCGAGTCTCTTATTCAGACCAATGTTCTTCTCAATCTGCTCGTTGAGTTTTGTCTCCATATCATCAAGTTTTTCTACCATGCTCTCAAGTACATCATATTTTTCTTCAGGGATAGTTACATAATGCTCTTCAAAAAGACCCTTCATGCCAGACAGGAAGGATTCAGTCATTTCGGTCTTGAGACCATGTTCGATAGCCAACTCATTCTCGGTCATCCACTCTTCGCAGACGTACTCAAGATATGCGTCAACTCTCTCGGTGAGTTCACCCTTAAGGGATTGTCTCTCCTCGTCCAGACGCTCAGCGTACTGGACTTCCAGGGATTCCTGGATTTCTTTGATTTTTGAGGTTAATGCAGCTTCAAAGATGACACGTGCCTTTTCTTTGAATTCTTCGGAGAGCTCTTCACCACCGAGGAGTGCATTTACGTCCTCTTCGATGTCAACAGTCTCTTCGGTAACTTCTTCTTCGGATACAATCTCTTCCTCTTCGAGGACTTCCTCTTCAGTTTCGATTTCTTCCTTAGCCATTTTCTTCATTGGATCAGCAGCTTTTGCACCCTTATTAACTACATCCTTGACAGAAGCGATCTTAGGCTCTTTGAGCTTTGCAGAATCGTTATCTGGCTTGTAGTTCTCAGGGGTAGGACCACCGAGATCTTCGTAGGAAGTTGACAGGCCTTCGCCTGGGCTGGAAAGCTTAGGCATACCTTCAGCAGGTTTAGCGTTCGCGTTCACAGCAGTTTTAGATTGCTCCATTTCTTGTAAATCTCCACGAGACATTTGAAGTTACTCCGATTAACCTTTTTTAATCTATATTTATTTATAAATTGTATATTTCAATAACTTATCAAAGATTGTTCAAAAAGTTATTGAACAGATCAAGTTTCTTCTCATCAAGTTGACCTTGAGTTACAAGAGTGTTGATCTGTTTGTAGGTTTTCTTGGCAGCCTGTTCTCTGAGGATACCACCATCCCAAACCCACTCTTTTCCTTCCATAATACCTTCAACGAAAGCATCAGGTGCAGAAGGATCAGCAACGATATCAGCAGCAGTTGCTAACATGAAATCATCACCAACGATGTTTACACCTTCTCTGGTTTGTTTGAGTGACCCAATACCTCTACTAGAAACACCCAATTTAACTCCTTCTCCGATGAGTGACTTCGCAATGTTACCCATTGGAGTTGACAAGATTTTTGCTTTACCAATGAAGTTATTTCCGTCTTCTTTGAGTGAAATAATTTTGTGGCTAACACGATCCAAGTTTACAGTAGGACCATCTGGATGTCCGAGTTCTCCAAGAGCCCTCCCAGAATTAATATGGTTTTCTGTGTATCTTTGGACTTCCTTTCTCAGGCCTTCCATTTGATACATTCTGCCATTGCGATTACAGATGTTACCCTGAAGGAAGATACCCTCAATGTACATATGTTTCTTACCGCCCCTTTCTTCGACGATAAAATCAACTGACTCGATTTCTTCTCTGATAAGTTTCATTTTTCTGTTCAGGAATCTTGTACTTGTTGGATGTATACTTTGCCAGTGCCAGATTCAGTTTTGACTGCCACTTTGATTGACTTTCTCAATTCGGCATAAGGTGCAGTTAATGCTGATGGATTTCCGCTACTTGAATCGTGGTCAATTGTTGCTCTTGTATTAAAATATCCACCTCTGTCTGAGGTAGTATTCACATCAATAACAATCTTATGAGAAAAATCAAATGCAGATTGACCGTTAACAGTAAGAGAGACTGCATCTCCTACAGCAAATGGACATCCAGTTCCTTCTGGGAAATCAACAATAGTTGTAGAACCAGTTGTAATACCAACTACCCTTTGTGACGCAATTGGTCCAATAGTGATCGTTTCATTCTCACTAGTCGAAACATAATAATTTTCATTAGTTGCTGTTGGATTGGTACCGATAGCAACATAAACTCCAGCGGTTTCTGCAACTACTCTAAGAGCATCAGATTGTTGTAAAATTGGAGAAGTTTGTGCAGAAGTACTACTAGTACTCATTACCGTATTAATACCAACTGGTTTAAGAGCAGCCATTATTTTTCAATAGTTCTATAATACTTATTTATTATTCTTCGGTATCGTCTTCAAATGAGATTTCGTCCTCAATTTCTTCTTCTGTACTTTCCTCTGGTCCATCAAAGATAGATGCTGCTACGTTGGAACGGTTTGCTTCAATTTTTTCTGCACTTTTAGCAAAAAGAATATCCTTGATTTTATCACTAATCTGTGATGAAGACTCGTCGGGACTGACGAGCATATCCATAAGTTCGTCCATAAAAATAATGTATCTACAATTTGTATTTAGATTTCACCACCAGGAGGATTCTTGGTTGCACCAGGAGTTTCTGGATCTTTAGGTGAAGTTGGTGCCTGCATTGGGTCAGTTGGTGCATCACCTGCAGGAGGCATATCAGGAGCTGGCATACCTGTCATAGGATCTACCATTGCATTTGGATCAGGAATAACACCGTTCTCGATTTCACTTTCAATCAGTTCATCCTGTTCAATAATCTCTTCATCAGTCTGACGGAGAATATTTCTTCTTACATAATCTTGTGAGTAATACTTACCGACATAAGGTTCAGCAAGAGCAACAAGGTTCAATCTTTCTGTAGTAAGTTCTGCATTCTTGAGTTCTGCAAAATGATTGTCATACAGGAAGTCATACTGAATATGATCTGCCATATACTCCCAATCTTCTGGAGTCACAATATTCTTCAGAAGTAATTGTGTTCTCAACATGTCATTGAACATTGCTGAGAATCTTTTTCTCATTCTGCCAACAAACTTGGAGAACTTGATTTCATCTCTCAAGATTTCGGAAGAACGACCCAATGAGAAACCACCTTCACCTTCGATTCTAGTCTCAGGAACATTCAGTGATCTGTAGAGTTTTCTCTGGAAGTAATTAATATCAGTAATTTCACCAAGATTTTGACCACCAGGAAGTGTAGTAATTTCAGTACCACGACCACCCTCTCTTCTAGGAAGCCAGAAGTCTTCCATCATGGACATAAACTTCTTGTCATCACGCAACTCACCAGTGTTTGCGTCATAGACCATCTTGTTTCTATAACGCATCATGACATCACGAAGATATTGTTCCGCCTTGATCTTGGGAAGATTGCCAACGTCAATATAGAAAATTCTACGTTCTGGTGCTCTTGAAAGTCTGTAGATAACCAGTGAATCCTCAATCATCATCAACTGATTGAGTGGTTTGATTGCCTTATGTAACCAAGACAATGTAAGTCCTTTGTTTCTATCAACCAAACCAGAAGTACAATAAGTGACAGAATCACGGGTCATTTTGATACCCTTTTGTGGATTCGCACCATAACCAGGATTCCCACCATAACCAGCACGGTATGTTCCCATGTCTGGTGTATAAATGAAGAACTCCTCTACTTCTGGAAAGTTATATGCAAGATTATTTGATGCACTATATTCATCTTTTGCCTGTTGAAGACTATCTTTACCTGTTTTCTTTAACTTACGGATATATTTAATTTTAGATGCGTCAATATATCTGAGTTCTTGAATACCTTCTTGAGGATTCTTTTGGTCGATGACCTTGTTATAGTAGAGTCTTCCGTCAATATACCAGTTACGGAAAATCTCATGTGCCTTTTTATCAAAGTCAAGAAGTTCGAGAATATAACTAAACTCTTCTCTTATAATCTTTTTAATTTTATCACTTGCATTCAGATTGGACAGTTCAATCTTTACAGGTGAATCGTTTGTATCAGATACAATTGCTTCATTTACAATATCTTCAATCGCACTATCACACTCTGGATAGAGTGCCATCTGTCTATATCTTCTGATAAGATCGGTCTCGTTTTTGTAGAGACCCTCAATATCTATATTGTAACTACCAAAAAATCCACTACTGGAGAAGTTCTCATTCCCATCAGCATTAGTTGGTGGGATTGGAGAAACTACACCAGGTGGATTTTTCTCGTTATCTTCAATTGAAAAACCAAATAATCTGGCCATTATGATTAAACTAGACTGTCTTGTCTAGTTATTTATCACTCAATCAGAACTTCACCAGCGTTACCACCAGTAGACTCCAGTGAGTTACCAATAGTGAAGTACTGGACATCAAATGTTACATCGAATTCTTCAAGTGTATCGCCACTCTCATAACTCAATGCAATCTCACCAATATTGGTTGGGAAGATATCATAGAACTTATAAGTTCTCAGAATTGCTGACTGACCACCTTCATTTTGAGTTGCAAATCTTTCAGCACCCCTTCCTAACTGTTGAACATATGCATCAGTCATGTAAGATGATGGATTGGTAACACCAGTTGCATCATCCAGTTTACTGATGACATTTGCCCATCTCTCAAATGCGGTTCTGAGTTGGAAGTCCTCATCATTGATGATGGTAACTGTCCATGGATCAAACGTTCTATCACCAGCAACTTTCAGGTTTCTACCTCTAAAAGGAACCTGAAATGATGGTGTGTTTGAAGCAGGAAGGTTTGCAGCCTTACAAAGGAACTTAAAGTTGCCATTTTCTGCCTGGTCACCACTTCCCCAAGCATCAGCAATTGCTGATGGGAATGTAGGAATCGAGACTTCAAATAGATTGGGGCGGGCACCCCCACCCGCCAGTCTTGATTTAAATTGTGATAGGGTTTTTGTTTCTGCCATTGGTTAATCCTCCGTAGTTATTTAATGATCAAACAGTTCCAACTACTTCCTGGAAGTCAACACCAGTTCTGGTGGCAACAAATGTCAGGGTAATGAAGTTGATAGACTTGGTTGGTTTCAGGAAGATGTCAGCTCTGAACTCATTGTTATCAATAACATCAGGGGTGTTATTTGTTTCATCACAAACAACTAGGAAGTCATAAAGACCTCTCTTTGCTTGAACATCACGGAGATAAGGTTCAACGATGTTCACAAAATTAGCTCTTGTGTTTGCATCATTGAGTTCAAAGAGTTGTGAATTAGCAGCACCTTCAAGTGTTTGTTCCACAGTGAGGAACAGCCTTCTAACGTTGATTCTATCAAACGCAGAAGCGTATGAAAGACCTGTCTTATCTCCGTAGAGAACAATACCAGCACCTTTTTGAGTGATGATTGAATTGATTCTTGCGGCGTAAAGTTGATCTCTTTCGTTCTTAGATGGATTATATGCCATCTTGATTGCATTATTAAGAACACCTCTTTGGACACCAGCTGGTGAGAACCAAGGATATGCTTCAATACTTGTTCTGACCATCAAACCAGCAGTATCACCATTGGTTGGGATATATCTAAACTGGTTATTAAACCTATCAAACGTGTACTTATAACCTGTGTCAAATACAGCATAAGACGACGAACTGATTGGGCTATAATATTGAAGGACGTTTGAGGTTTGGGTTGTAGCATTAGTTACATTCACAACATTTGCTCTGTGTGGAGAAATTGTTGCAATACAATCCTTTCTTGACTCAGCAAGAGAGATGATATAATTTGCTTTTGCTTGAGACTGATTTTCAACCTCAAGACCAGGACCCATCAAGAGGTAGTCAACTGCAATTTCATCCTTATTATCAAAGTACGAATAACCAGTAACAAGATCTGAAAGATCTGCTTTCATACCACCTTGTGCACTGTAGTCAACTCCACCTGTCAGAGTGTAACTTACGTTACCCAATGAAGAGAATTTGATGTTTTGTGCAGTTTGGCCCCAAAGACCTTCTGCAGTTGTGTATTTAGTAAAGTTTGTAGAGAAACCAGAAGCCACTGGAATTGTATTCCAATTAGTGTCTTCAGCTTGTGATGGATTATAGCCGGCAAAGATGAACCTAGAGTTCTGTGCAATATAATCTTTGTAGTATACTTTAGTTGGGTTGTCAGCATCTGCTTTTGTATCACTTGCTTTGGAAAGTGATACAAATCTTTCAAGGATACTTCCCTGTACACCTGTTACTTCACCCGTGTCATCAACAACAATTACGTGAATTGCATCATTACTACCATTTCTTTCTGTAACATAACTATTAGAAACAGGTCTTGGTGCAACATTTCTCCAATACACTGTGGAGTTATTAAGTCCAAGAGTTTGGTCGTCGTACCAATCTTTTACTGCACCACCAGTAACAGTACCTGAAGCTGTTCCTGAATTGTTTGTGATATTCAGAACATCAGATTCAACAAAGGAATTTGCGGTGTTATACTGTTGGTAATTGACAGGAGTAACAGTACCAGCAGTAGAAACAAGATTCTGATAAGTAACTCCAGTACCTACAGTTGTCATTGAAGCAGCAATACCAGCCGCAAGAGTGACTGAGGTTGAACCATAACCAGTGATTTCAATTGAACCACTACCAGGTGCTAAGAAATAGTTACCAGTAGCAATACCTGAAGTACTATTCACAAAGATTGTTGTGTCACCAACGTTTGCAACTGCAGAAGTTGTTGTTACACCAATTGTTTGATAGTCATCAATTCTTGGTCTAACTCTCTCCAGAACCTTTACTTCAATAGAACTGTTACCATTTTGAGCATCAGTATTAACACCAGTAATGATACCTTTCAAATTACCAGTGAAAGTATTAACAGCTCCTGAACCAGGGATTGAAACAGCGTTTCTAGCCGCAGATACACCATAACCAACTACAAGATTTGATGCACTAGGATTTGTTGTTGCAATACTGATGATTTGATCAGACTTATTATCAATAGTACAAACTTTTAAACTATTTGCCCATTGACCACCATTTCTTGATGACCAATAAAAGCTCGTGTCATTTCTATGGTTCAGTTCGTAATCATCAAAATTGTCGATACGTAACGTTGTTGATGCAGTCCCTACAGCAGCATTACTGTTGTTTAGACTATCACCACCAACTCTTACAACTTTGAGAATTCCACCATAAGAGAGGAATGAATTACCTGTCATCCAGTACTCATACTGTCTGTCAGTGCCAATTGGCTGACCAAAAGTATCCAGGAATTGTTGTTGTGTCTCAATAGTAATTGGTTCGTTTACAGGTCCGATTGAAAATGGACCAGCGATTGCACCAATGTTGTCAAGAACGTTCTCAGCTCTTCCAACAGTTAAGTCAACTTCCCTGACTAATACTCCTGGAGATAATTGAGGAGTAGCCATGTTTTCTCTCTCCTATGGGTCTCAGTTTAACTATTAATATTTAGAAATTTGACTGTTTTGAGAGGGTAAACACGACGTAAATCACCAATCTGGGTATTCCCACCGAGACTTTGGACATTTATCCTTCTTTCTTTCTTTAACACCTTCAATAAAACACTCTTTACAGATGTATGAATATGACGATGGAACTGGTCCTCTATCTTTCCTTGTTCTATAGAAACCATCCACAAGGTTCTTAACTTCACCACAACTCTTACACTTTCTATCAGTCAGAAAGAGGTGATTGAGTTCTAGTTGCTCGTCAAGGTTCATTAGTAATTAGACCAAAGTGTCCATCCACCACCACTAGTACCATACTCATCATATGGACTTGCTGTAGACCACCTGTCACCTTCTGTATCCACGAAAGTACCATCATCCATACCATCATTCATAAAACCAAATGGTGCCATGTCTTGTTCAATCTGGTTCTTCTGTTCTTCATATAATCTCTTTCTAACATCCTGGTCAGTCAACTCTTTAAAGTAGTCTTGGGCAACCAACCAGGCATAGATGACCAGACACATAGCAAGGTCGTCATTACAACCTTCTTCTGCCTCAAATGAATTTCCCTTAGAGATAAATGTTGTCAGTTCTGAAATAATCTCATAATCATTGAATATGAGTTTATCCTCCTCAATCATTGTCTTGAGGTTAAGTGCACCAATCTTCTTGACAGTCTTTGACATCTTCACGCCCAATTGAGTCTTATTTCCCGAGAAACCCTGTCCTACAATTTGACCTGCTCTACCTCTCATAGAACACATGAGAAGGTTTTGATACTCTAAATCATACTGAAGAATAGATGCGATCTGGTCTCCGATATCATTGACCTCACATAGAATGAATGCACTATTATATGACTTTGCAATTTCCCAAATTATGTTAGGAAATAACATAGGTTTAATCGTATTATTCCTGTATTTTGCTACTATTCTGTGAGGAAAAGTTGTGATATCAGCGACGACAAATGCAGAGTAGTCTTCTCCAACACCTCTAGCGACATCAACAGTAACCACGTAGTCGTGGTCGGACTTTGGTTCTTCATGAACATCTAATCCAGCACTCTGTTTGATTGGGTTATCGTATACAAGAGTTTTCAGTTTACTGGGTGCAATCAGTGTATCGACAGAACCAAGGAACTCACACTCAAACTCGATTTTGAACTGTTGTTCAGACGTGTTCTTGATAGTCTGTTCTTTCCAGACCTCATCCCTACCAGGGACTTCAGACCAATGAACGTCTGTTGGTATATATTCATTCTTACCTTTTTCTGCATCATGCCACATACGGTAGAAATGATTCATACCGTGTGGGGTAGAGACGATGATTACCTTCGTTGATTTACCAGAAGTAATAGTAGGATAAACAGATGCAAAGAAGGCATCTGCAATATGGTTTGGAACGAACGCAAATTCGTCGAGGAAGAGAATGTTAAACGACATGCCTCGGACAGCACTTGCAGACGTAGAAGCAGCCAGTATCTTTGAGCCATTTTCTAATTCAATGTTACCTTTGTTCCATACAAGAATACCCTGTTGCATCCACTTAGGAAGATTCTCATATGCTGTTGCTAGTCTACCTAACAATTCACGAGCTGTCGTGGCTTTGTTTGCTAGGATACCAATATTAACACTATCGTTGAAAATAGCATAATGTAAAAGATAAGATACACAAGTAGTGGACTTACCTGTCTGTCGTGGCATCTTACAGATGTTAAATCTGTTATTGTGGAAGTTGTTGATAAGCTTTTCTTGGAATTCATAAGTCTTAAATGGTTGAAGACCATGGTCCAAGGTCACAATCTGTACATAGTTTTGTGCAAAGTAAACAGGGTCTTCTTTACACTTAATGTATTCCTCAATCTGTTCTTTAGTGAACTCAATAGGGGTATTCGCCTTCTTAAGAAGAGGATTACCCAAATAAACATCATTACTCATAAAAAATTACCTACTAATTTCTTCCCAGTCCACTGAAGCATAAACTTCTTCACTACTTGATATTGGAGATGCTGCAATAACAAGTGTAAGTTCGTAAGGAGTTCCAGTGAAACCATTTCTTTCTAACTGGAACTTGAATAGTGCTTCCTTAAGAATATCAACAGTTGGAGAACCTTGATTTGCTGAATTGAAAAATCCAGAGGCTAATATTCTACCTCCAGTTATGCCAGTTCCGTCCAGTTTGTACTCAACTGCACTATCATCACCAGCACT